AACCGTCTGCGTTGTTAGCCGATTTAGTTACCCATCTGTCTGCGTAGTAAGATGATACCGATTCGTTGTTGTATCTCAAGTTACCTAAACCTGTAGATCCTGAACCTGGGTATTTTGTAGTTGAAACGTAAGTGTTTTTGTATTCTTTAACATTGTAACCACTTCTTCTTGTGTTCCATAATAAAATTGATTTAGGATACAACGCTGGATTAGGTGCATCTGGGTCTAAGAAACCATCGCTCAATAAATCTTTAATTGAACTTGGTGTACCTGCTCCGCCTGTTCCTGCTGAATCAAATCTATCAGCCGCTGTGTGGTATCTTGCATCTGCAAAAACTACACCATTTTCTGTAGTTTGGTCTGCATTGTCAACTAATTCCCAAGCCGCACCAGTTGTTGTAACTGCTACTTGATTTGATGTGTTAGTTGAACTTAAAGTTGCTGATGTGTTGTATTTGTAAAGTTTTGGATAGTTTTCTAAGTCACTTGTATCAATCCATAAGTCGTTGTTCACAAGTGGTGTACCATCTGACTGTGTAGTTGGTGCAGTTGCACTAAATTGTGGACCATTTGGATCTGTAGTTGCGTATGCTGTTCTGTAACCAACCCAAGTTGTACCATTGTGTGCCATGATATCTGCTTCGTCAATTGAAGTGTCATACCATAAAGCACCGTCTGCCGGTTCATTAGTTGGAGCACTTGTTGAAGCAGTGTAACTTAATCTCTTCCAGTTACTTGCCATAACTTCGTTACCCACAGTTGAGTCTTCTGAATCACCTGTTGGAGTTACGTATAAGTTGTCAATTAAAGTTGTTGAATTTGCTGTGTAAGTTCCGTAAGCATGAGCCGCCGATGTACCAAAACCTGCATCATCAAGTGGAGTTCCTGATGTGTTGTTCATTCTAAACTCACCACCTAATTTGTGTTTGATTTGGATTGCACCTTTAAACTCACCTGAACTAATCACTGATGCTTCTAAGTTTGTAAATCCTGCTGTTGAGAATGCAGTCACAAAGTCTTCTGCATCACCTAAAGTTGAACCATCTCCAGAAATCATAGTGACTGTTTTAGCCGCCGCCAATGCTTCCTGGTTCTTGACTGATTCTCTGACAGTGAAAGTTTCGTTTGCTGTGAAACTTGGAGAAGTTGTTTTAGATCTAATTACTGTTTCTCCGCCTTCGTATCTGAATATTTGGAAGTCACCGACATTTGTTGTCATGTCCGCTTGTCCATCTGAACTTTGTTCAGTTATATTAAATTGTGTGTATAAGTCACCAACACTTAAACCTGTACCACCTTTTGATGGATCCAAGTTATAAATTGCTGAATGGTGTGTTGCATAAAGTGGAGCACTCACTGAACTGAATGATGCACTTGATGAACTATAAAGTTTTGCACTAATACTTGTACCGGAATTTGCAGAAGTTGTTTTAAACCAAACTGAACCGTTAGGTCTATCCTCGTCCGCTGTTTTCCAAGTTGGTCTGCTAGTGTGTGCCGCTTGTAAAAACTTATTAGCATTGTAAGTCTGTGCTGTGATTCCTAATTCTGCAAGTAATCCGTTACCTTCTTCAAATCTAATTGTTCCGTTTCCTGCTGTTGAATCACCAAAACTTAAACCATTGTGGAAAATTTCTAAGTTTCCTGTTGTGCTGTTTACACTTGATGTAACTCCAGGTATATTTGCATTATTGAATGCTGTGTTAACATCTGATAATGCTGTACCACCTGTTGTAACTAATTGACCGTTCACAGTCATAGTATTTGAACCTGTAACTGTTGTTCCTGATGCTACAGAAATTACAGGTAAAGTTAAATGCCATGCACTTGATCCTAATTGTACCCAAGTGTTGCTAGAAGATTTTTTATAAATCTTGTTGCTTACGTGTGTTGTGTTGATTGCATAATCACCTTGTGAACCTATTGAAGTTTTAGGTGCTCCTGTTGATGCATTACCTACCAGGTCAGTAATTGATGTAATCAACGTTGGTGTTTTTGCTGTAAATTTTTGATCTGTTTGGCTCCATTCAAATATTCCATAATTGCTTGATGCAAGGTCAAACCAGTATGTTCCATCTGTTGGATTTGCTGTTGGAGGTGTTGCACTACCAATTAAGTCTGAAGTGTCAACATTTGCTCTTAAAACATATGCTCTATTGGCAACTCCTAAAAATGAGTACGCCGCTTGTAATCCCCACTCATTTAATTCATAACCATGAATTGGGTTTCCTGAAGCATCTGTGTAAAATTTTGGATCTCCAAATGTTTCTGTTAATTCTCTTTGTGATGATAACAAGTAAACAGTATTTGCGTTAGCAGTTGTTGTTCCTGCCGCTGTACCTGTACCTGCGCCATCGTTTTTATCTTGACTAGATGCTACAATAAACAGAGGTGTTGTACCCGCATCTGATGGTACATAAAAACTTTCGTTTATTACGTTTACCTCTACTCCTGGTGATGTTAAAGCCATTTTACGTTGTCTCCTTGCAAGTTTATACGTATACTAGAGTTATTTATTAGATCATATGGATTTTACGACAAAACTTACCAATTTTAGGTGCCTATATAGGCAACGTAAATAGCATATATGAACAAAACTGTTAGACCGCTGTGCGTACAATGTAGGTCAAAACCCAGAGCATATGCCTACAGGAAAGGTAACAAAATTTACTGGCGTAGACTGTGTGATACTTGCAATCGTAAAAAACGTAAACTGAAAGTGGGAGGAGTAACCGCACTGCAACGTTCCGGATACAGTAAAAAAAGTAAATGTGAATTGTGTGGATTTAAAGCACAGAGTACTATACAATTAGACGTGCTTTTTGTTGATGGCAATTTACGTAATACTAATGATAAAAACTTAAAAACAGTGTGTGCTAATTGTCAAAGATTAAGCAGTGTGCGTCGACTTGGATGGCGTGTTGGAGATCTGATTGCTGATGAGTAATTCATCAACTTTTTCATATAATTCTTCTTTTGTACCATTATTATCAATAGTATAATCAAAGGTGCTTTCTAACCAATCCCATTCTGATCTATGAGCACCACGTTCTTGCATTTCTTTTTGGGTGGGTAAATCACCTCTTTTAACACATATAATTTTGCCACCGTGTGCTCTTATAGTTTTTATTTCGTTAATAAATCTTGTGTCTGATATTACTGTGTTCTGTCCTTTATATCTACCTATGCAACTGTCCACCCATATTGCGTCGTACATTTGTCCACGCATTACTTCAGTACCAAAATATTGTAAAACCCAACGTGGTGTGATTGGTTTGCCAAATTTTTCACTCCAGTACTTGTCTGGTTGTTCTCGCCAATATCTACTTGAAGACGTGTTGCCTTCTAACATTTCTCGATCCCAATTAAACATAGAACTTACAGCATCTTTTAAACTTTTAGCAAAACTATCACGTTGAAATCCATGATATTTTACCAAATGTTCAGCGACAGTATCTTTCCCAGAACCTATCAGTCCTACAATTCCTATAAGCATTTATTGATTATACTATTTTTTGAGACGTTTTTCAATCTCTTTTATTGCTTTTCTTACTGATCGCAATATTGAAGTCCTTAGAGTTTTCTTGCGTTCTTTGAGAGCCTTTATGCTCATTGTTTCCAATTCCTCTACCAACTTTTCCAGTTCGTCGAGTGAGAGGTCAGAATATTTCTTGTAATTGGATTTCTTCATTGCTGAATATTTAAATGAAATTTATGGAGTATTAACCAATAACAAAACTGTGTGGTGTGCCACCTTCTGCAAAGTTTCCAATTTCGTTATCTAATCTTTCCATTTCAGCAAGACCTTGCTGTTTAAGTTCAGCACCGTTTAAAGTTGTACCACCTTGTGGTCCAGCAATGGTATTAAATTTGCCTCTTGCTTCACCCAGCATAGTTTTTGATACTGCTAGTGTGTAATCTCTTATCCATGGTTTTGCATAGATATCTTTGAATAGTGTTATATCAGGTCTAAAGTTGTCAGTATGCATCAGCACAGTTTCGTTATCTGCTCTAGGTCTTTGTGTGATTGTCAATTTTTTAGTTGCAACATCAAAATGGAACTGAATAAATGAACCAAACAATTTACCTACTAATTCTTGATAACTTGCAAAAGCAAAGTAAGTGGCAAGACCACCTGTTGCACCTGCTCTTAACAAGTATGTGTTTGTGTATGCTAAATTGAATGGTTCAAATAATGTACCACCTTCGCCACCTTCAGTCCTTGAACCTACAGTTCTTCTAAATAATTTTCTTACATTGATAACTTCATCTGGTAAAATATATGTGTTTTGATTTTCTTTTAATTCGAGAAAAGCATACGATTCTTCTACCGCATTTGAACTACGTTGTCTATACCTATTGATTGCTCTTTCTAGTGCCGTTTGATAGTGTTTAGGGTCTAATTCCACATCTATCATGCCCTCACCTAGATTGTTTTTTACGTATTCGAATATTTCCTGTTGTCCTGTTTGAAG